CTCACATTCGAGCTTGACTCGTTGTAGTTCTTATTCGTGTTGTCCGAAGTGCTGTTGTTTGTGTTGGTGTTGTTGTTATTGCTCGTGCTTGTCGAAGTATTGTTGTTGTGGTTTGTGTTCGTATTGTTTGACGTACTGGTGCTGTTGTTTGTGTTGTTGTTTGTGTTTGTATTGGTGTTGTTTGACGTGCTTGTACTGGTGTTTGTGTTGTTGTTCGTGTTGGTCGATGAACTGGTACTTGTATTGTTGTTTGTATTTGTTGCAGTTGACGTGCTGGTGTTGTTGTTGGTGTTGTTGTTCGTATTGGTCGCAGTCGATGTAGAAGTATTGTTGTTGGTGTTGCTGTTGCTGTTGGTCGCGGTTGACGTGCTGGTGTTGTTGTTGGTGTTGTTGTTGGTGTTTGTATTGGTATTGGTGTTCGTACCAGTAGACGTTGTTGTGGTCGTATTGGTGTTGTTGTTGGTGTTCGTGTTTGTATTCGTATTGGTGTTTGTGTTCGTATTGGTGTTTGTATTTGTATTGGCTGTGGTCGTACTCGATGTGGTGGTCATCGAGTTCTGCTCACAATACTGCTCACCAGCAGTACAATCGCCAGTTTGGTCGGCTCTAACCGCTTCTGAATTTAGCAATCCAAGCGTAAATATTACCCCAAATAGTCCTATAAATTTTTTCACCATAACCCCATATTTCTTTTAATCTTTTGATTTTCCACCGCCGTTTGATGCGCCAAAGTAAAACGAGACCACCGCACTTGCCAACCCGCCGAGATAACCAAGAACGAGGTTAATCAAAGCCTCGGAGTTTTGTTCGGGCGGTTGCAGCGTGACCATGAAGATATACCCCAAGAATCCGCCCAATACGGCAATGCCCATGACTCTTGTTGTCCAGTCTTTACTGAATTTTTGCCTGGCATCTTGTTTGTCAGCAGTCTCAAGGGCAAAGATGTCCACATCCAGCTCTTTCATTTGTGTCTCAAACTCAAACTCTGCTTTCTTAATCTCTGCCATCTGCTCTGGCGTTGCGTTTTCCATAGCCTTTTGCAGTGCTTTTGGTTCTGGCTTAACGCCTAAAACATCGGCGATGACATTGGCTGCCATGTTTCCCATTGGCCCACCCAATGCTGAACCAATGGTGGGGGCGAGTGTGCCGACCACGTTTTTAATCACATTAAATTTCATTTGTTGTCCTCAATGTATTATTGTCTCCTCATGCGATAACAGTTCTGAATCTTCGCTGATAAAATCAGATAAAAAACACAACACGATCTCTCGTGCGTGTTCTAAATTTTTAGCTTTGATTCCTTGGGCGGTGTAAACCATGTCGCCCTGGTCATCTAGGAACTCTAAATCGTAGTATTTATCCGCTTCCTGTGCCATTAAACAATCCCGCAGCTTGTGACTTGGCAAGTTGTCGAATGGTCTCTCGATCTCGTTCCATCAATGCATTTATCTCAGCAATGTTGATCTCTGCGCCATACTTGGCAGACAGTTCAGCAGCCTTTAAGCGTATATCCGCTTCGGCTTCATCGCGTTTAAAGTCATCTTCCATAATCAGTTTCATGCGATCCGTCTCAGAATCGATGATTGCCTTTTGTGCTTGCACTTGAGCTTTTTGTATTTCTGCTTGTGCCAACATTTCAGCAGCATCGGGCTTGTCATCTTGTGGCTGTGGTGGCATTGGCGGTATATCGGTGTTGATAAACGCACTCACATCCTTGAATCCAGCCAATTCGATGATCCGACCCAAAGTATTTGCGTATTGTTGCAAGCTCACCATTGGGTTTTGTGGCCCCAAGGTTTGTAAAATCTGCTCTTGTTTGCCCGCCATTTGAGCGAGAACTTGCATTTTTTCTTCATCCGAGCCTTTGGATATGGCGACATTGACCACAATGTCCTTGTTTGCATCCCAGTATCTGGGATCAACAGGCACAAACTCGTTGTTTAAGCGAAACACATCTTGTTTGTCTTGGTTTTTAATAACCAGGTTGTTTACAAGCGAATACAAGTCACGCAGACCCTCGCCAAAGTGACGGCAAATCAGCTCGATTCTGCCTTGCGCCCCTGACATGGTGGCAGCAACGGCAGCTTTGGTGGATGATTGCAACGCATCGGCGTTTAGACCCGCGCTGGCCTTGGAAACACCCGTGCGATTCTCTTTTGCCTCGTCTAAATAGCCAAGCACAGGAAATGCCTCACGACCTTGAAACGGCGTGGTCAGTTGTTGCACCATACCAGGCGCGCGCATACGAATCGGTTGCCCGATATCGGTATTTAAAACGTCATCAATGTTCACTTGGCCTTCAACGATTCCGAGCCTAGGGAAGATGGCGTGGCCCAATGAATCAAGGGTGTCTCGCATGATCTGAGACTTCGCCGCTTGTATAGGGATGAGGTAGTCTGCTGGGCATGAGCCAATGGCAGTATGCGGTTCGGGATCGGGGGAGAAGATGGTGATCGGTAGATCATCCCAAGGCATCGCATTGACAATGTTCATTCCATTGCCCAGTGTGCAAACTCGCACTCGTTCATCAATGCCATCGCCATCCAAATCGTAAAATAAATAATGTTCGACATACAGTATTTCTTGACCAGCGGGGTCGGGGCGGTCGGCATACATAACCTCACTCATGGGGTTCCTTGCTTGTTCCGCCTCATACTCAGCCGAGTCATACGCTCCGCCTGTACCCGAATATTGTTCAATCTCTTCTTTTTCATAACCCATGGCAATCAGCTCGCTCATGGTTTTCACCATGCGATGTGCCACATAAGGTGCAGTGTGTATGTCTCTTGCAGAACGAGAAATCAACACTTCTTCGGGCGGTACTGCCTCAATGACCACTTGGTCTTTTGCTTTGACTCGTCTGATTTTTAAATCGTAACTGATCGGGCGTTCTTCGGTGATCTCATCGCCTGTCATTTCGTTTATGATCGTCAGCGTTTCCATTTCCATTTTCTCTTCAACGATCTCGACATCCTCATCCATGATGAGTGCGGTGTAATCCTCAGGTGAAATATTGCTGAACTCGTGGCAAGTGGATGTAATCGAATCATCCCAATAGGCTTTTACAAAGCCCGTTTTACGAATGAGTGCATCCTTGAAGGCGTTGTACATGACCTGAAAGCCTGGATTCTTCTCTTGGATGATGTGATTGATATACGCCGTTTGCTGCTCGGCAAAGGGTATGTCCTCGGCAGAGTGCGGTACAAACTCAACCACTTTCTTTGTGCCAAAGAAGGTACGCATGATCGATGGCAGCATGAATAACACGCTGTCTCTGACATCGGTCGAGATGTATTCCGATTGCAACTCAGAAGTTGCGCCAGGTTCTTTGCCTAAATAATAACGAGTTGCCTCGTCACGCTCTTGCCCAATCTGTTCGATGAAATCCTGTGCGGATTCCATTTCGCTTTTGACGACCGCTTGCAAATCAAGCATCTCTTCGTCATCTTTAATTCCGTATGACCCTTTGGTATCTGTATATTCCATGTGTGATTATCCCACTCGTATAATTTTTGATTTCAGGGGTTTCTTGAAATTATACCCCATCGAGGAAATCGTGCCACCTGTAAAGGTTGCAGCGGTGCTTGCCATCGTTAGTGCCAGCGCATCGGCTTTGTCGGGAGACTTGATGCCGCGTTTACGCATTGCCTCTTTTGCTTCAATCTTTATCTTGCCAGCACTTGTATAAGTATATTGCGGAGAGGTCAGTTCTGCAATCAATTCATCATCCTCTGGCAAACGACAATCTCTTTTTGTGAGCCAATCTTTGATCGCAAACCACAACTCGGCGCGTAGATTTAAATAGTTTCTGCGACTTGCGGGCGATTCCGCAACATTGACACCGCGCACTGGCATACCCAACTCAGAAAGACGATCCACCACGCCCGAACCCAGACCAATGACATCGACCAATATCTCTTGCGGTTTATTCATTGCGGTCGCAGAGTCATAAATATTTTTGACCGCACCGCAAAGCTGCATCAAATCCATTGAGCGAAATGTTTTAATCTCAAACACTGTGTTGCCTTGACGAATACACAGCGCAGAATTATCGCCCCCGAAGCGGGCCACATCCAAACCCCACACAATCGCTTCAGATGCGGTTAATTCCACATCCCGATTAACCGCTGCTCTTGCCAACTCCAAAGAAATGACAGTGTCGTCATCGGCTTTTGGAAACTCACCCATAACCTCGACTCTGGCAACGGTGGAATCCTCGCCGTATTGCTCAATCATTTTATGAAACAACGCCTGGTCTGTGCCTTCGACATCGCGTGAGTCGATCTGTTCCGTGTTCCAAAACGCTCGTTTTGAGTGAAACGCATCAAAGAATGGCCCCGTGTTGCGCCTTGGGTTTGAAAACGTCAGCCAAAAACGATTCTTTGTGGGTTCTGTGAAAAAGCCTTCAGACACGGAATAAATCGGTGCGGGAATACCGCTTGCCTCATCCATAATCAGTAAGATACCCAAGGTACTGTGCAGCCCCGCATATGCATCGGGGTTCTCTTCTGACCACAAAGAGGCCATTGCATAGTAATAGCCGCAATCGATGTTTAGGTCTCTGACTAATAATTCTTCAAACCATGCTTGCGGTCTTAATGTGGTCGCTGTCTTTGCGAACCAATGACCGTTGATGGATAGAGTGAGCCACTTGCCCAGCTCTGCCCATGTTCTCGATCTAAGCTGTTGTTCTGTGTTGGCAGATACAACGACTGTGCCACCAAGGCGCGTGGATAAAAACCAAAGAATGATCCAAGCGACCAAAGCCGACTTGCCAATGCCACGACCAGAGGCAACCGCGAGTCTAAACATCTCAGGCAGATCGATTGTTTCGTTCTTGCGAATGTGATTGCCAATGTCTCGTAAAATTTTTTCTTGCCACTTACGCGGGCCAGTGAAGTCCTCAAGGGGGGTGTTTTCGATGCCCCAAGGGAAGGCATAACGCACAAAGTTTAAAGGCGAATCCTTTATGGTGAGTGACCATATATCGGTCATCAGTTCTTCTTCTTGTTTAGGGGTGTATTTCATTGAATATATCAACCTGTCTTGTGTCTTTTTTATAAAACTTGTTTCTGTTCACTTTCGAATAATCATCCCAAGGTATAAATTGGTAATGCCTCATAATGACCCAACGCTGAAATTTTTTTAGTTCTGTGCTGTTGTTGTTATAAACCATAGGGTAGGGCATACAACCAAGGTCAATAAGCGTGTTAAAACGATGAAATATGTCATCCCATGTCTCGTTCTTTTTAAAACCAATCAACATATAAACCATTAAGTGACCCATTGGTATTCCGTTTTTGGCTAGTTTCTCAGCACCTTTTGTAAATATTTTTTCATCGCCTAAGTTATCCCATGCTGTGTAGAGCCTTCTGGTTTTGAATTTCGCATCGTAATATTTAATATTTGGCAGTGTCTCAGCAGCACGGTCATCAACCAGTCTTATATTAATGCCTTGGTTAAAACTGACCTTATAGTTGCCATCTATGATTTGATTGGCTTTTTCT